CTCGCACAAACTTAGAAGTAAAGAGACAACCATATTATCCGAGAAAGAACAAGAAGGTAGTGGTCCAAACCTTGTCAATCCCACTCCCAGTATATGTTAATGTTGACTATAAGATAGTGATTAAGAGCGAATACCAACAGCAGATGAACTCGCTAGTCAGCCCGTTCATGGCTCGCACCGGACAGGCGAACACCTTTGTGATGCGCCGAAACGGACACCTATACGAGGCGTTCATTGATCAGAGCTTTGCACAAAGCAACAACGTGTCAAACCTCGCAGAAGAGATGAGGATGTTTACTACCGAGATCACAATCAAGGTTCTAGGCTATCTTATTGGCGAGGGAAAGAATGATGATAGACCCATCGTTAGGATTGACGAAAATACGGTAGAATATCAGTTTCCTTCCGAAAGAGAGATGCCAGCAGGCGAGGTACCATGGTTCTCTGACAGTTCCTGAACACAGTGGGCTTTTTTCTGCTTAGTTCAGGGTCCTTTTTCAGCTTTTCGACCATACCCACACTATTTATCTATGATTGCACTATAATACAATCTTGCACGCATCACAAGAGGGACTAAGCAACATGTCAGTAAAAAGTTTTAAATTTGTATCGCCGGGTGTCTTTGTCAACGAAATTGACAATTCCTTTCGCCCACAAAACCCACAAGAAATCGGACCAGTAGTTATTGGTCGATCGTCTCGCGGTCTGGCCATGCAGCCGATCAAAGTCGAATCATATTCGCAGTTTGTTCAGGCGTTCGGAGATACCGTACCAGGCGCCGGTGGCGCTAACGATGTTTACCGTGATGGAAACTACCAATCGCCAATGTACGGCACATACGCCGCGAAGGCATTCCTACAGCCATCTGTCGCACCAGTTACTTACATGCGCTTGCTTGGTCAACAGACCTCAGCCGGTGGCTCTGCTGGTGGCGCCGCAGGTGCAGGTTGGGAAACATCTCAAGATCTTGGCACCGACCCTGAAGCAGTCGGTGGCGCTTACGGACTCTGGGTCTGTCAATCGGGAACGGTTGCGGATCTGGCAGCAGCTAATAACAATCTTGAACTCGCCGCAATCTTTTATATGAATACCGGCTCCATATCTCTTAAGGGAACTCCGCTTTCCATCGCTGGTGGAGCGGCCACCGCCTCTGCAGGTCGTAGCGCTCAGTCTATCACACAGCAAGGTGTTTTAGTGGGAACCGATTCTGACGGCTTATTCAACATTGTTGTCAATGGAACCCTGAATGGTGAACAAGAATTCAAGTTTAACTTTAATGACGATAGCGCCAACTTTGTGCGCAGAAAGCTCAACACTAACCCTCAACTCCTCGCAGGAGGATTTTACCCAAGTGCCTCATTGCAGGACTTCTGGGTTGGAGAGACTTTTGAGCAAGAACTGCGCGATCTCGATTTCACCACTGATACGAGCCTTCAAGGGGTTATCCTAGGCATTGGGCTCAGTGGCTCAACTGATACTGGACCACAAGATATGAAGCAGGCTTCACGCGAAGCTGTTGCTGGTTGGTTTATTGGTCAGGATCTAAGCGGAGACGCAGCTAGCTACGCTCCGGCTGCCCAGCAGAAACTATTCCGCCTCAAGGGACGCGGCCACGGTGAGTGGTTGCAGAAGAACGTAAAGGTATCGATTGGCAAGGTTCGTCAATCAAACTCTAGGGTTTCTGATTATGGAACGTTCTCTGTTATCCTGAGAGACGTACGCGACACCGATAACAAGGTTGTGGTAATCGAACGCTTTGATAACTGTACTTTGGATCCTACTTCTCCCGATTATATCGGTCGCAAGATTGGTACCAAATATACTTCTTGGGACTCAAACGAACGCCGTCTAAAGACTTATGGAGAATACGACAACAAATCTGACTTTGTTTATGTAGAGATTAACGAGGCTGTTGAACAAGGCAGCGCCAACTCGCTATATCTTCCATTCGGCTACTTCGGACCACCAAGCTTTACAGGGCTTACGGGAGTTACGGGTTCAACCCCTCAGTCGACAGTCCCATTCATCATCGGCGCCGGAGGACTTCCTAAAGTTGGCTCTCTGATTGATGGGCCCACCGACGGATTCGTCACATGTGTTCAAGGCGGCGCCGGCGTTGACAATGCATTTAGTCTCGCGCGCGCCACCGTTTCCCTCAACTTCCCGAAAGACCGCATGCGTCTTTCAGCTAGTGCTGGTGGACTTTCCAACCCCACTGACGCATATTGGGGATGGTCAACCGTTAGAACTCCAAGTTCAAGCGCAGGTTCTACACGTTATGATAGAAGTGTTAACGACTGGCACAGACTACTTTATGCTGATTTCCCAGCAGATCCAACGAATGGCACCGGCGGAGCTTTGGCTGCTGTCAACACCACAGCTGGTGTTGATAACTGGTCTTACGTTTTCTCACTGGATAACATTCTTACAACTGCCAATGGCGAATACTACTATATTTCAGGTTCACGCGCCGACGAAAGGGCTGTCAGCACTGGTTCCTATACCGCGCTGCTTGATGCCGGCATGAACCAGTTTACTGCTCCCTTCTGGGGCGGATTCGATGGCTGGGACATTACCAAGCCAGATCCTCTCTATAACAGAGGTATGACATCGGCAGCTACTGAAGACAACAGTTATGCATATCACACATATGCAAGAGCTATTGATACACTCGCAGATCCAGAGACTTTGGACATGAACCTTGTGGCAGCACCGGGACTCACCAATAAGACTCTTACTGAACGCATGATTAACATGTGTGAGGCTCGTGGAGACGCGCTAGCGCTGATTGACTTGCCAGATGTTTACTTCCCTGCTTCAGAGCAGTATTACGCTGACAAGAGCGACAGAATCGGAACTACTCCGGTAAATGCTGCTAGTTCACTTAAAGACAGAAGAATTGACTCCTCTTATGGTGCAACCTTCTACCCGTGGGTTCAGACACGCGACCAAACTGGTCAAATGTTGTGGATTCCGCCTACTGTCGCAATGATGGGAGTTCTTGCAAGTTCCGAGAAGAAATCCAAAGTCTGGTTCGCTCCAGCAGGATTTAATCGCGGTGGACTCTCTGAAGGCGCCGCCGGTATCCCAATCACGGGAGTTACCGAGAAGCTTACTTCGAAGAATAGAGATACTCTATATGAAGCCGGCATTAACCCTATTGCCTCATTCCCATCTAGTGGAATCGTGGTATTTGGACAGAAAACCCTCCAAGAGCGCGCAAGCGCACTCGATAGGATCAACGTTAGAATAATGGTGATTTACCTCAAGAAGCAAATCTCTATCCTTTCAACACAGCTCCTTTTCGAACAAAATGTCCAAGCAACATGGAACCGGTTCAAATCTCTGATTGAGCCGCTTCTTGCCAACACAAAAGTTGATTTTGGTATCACAGACTACAAGTTGATTCTTGATGAGTCTACCACGACGCCAGATCTAATCGATCAAAACGTCATGTATGCCAAGATTATGGTGAAACCCGCAAGAGCTATCGAATATATCGCAATCGACTTTGTGATCGCTTCGACAGGGGCTTCATTCGATGATTAGGAAAGATGGGGGGATAAAACCCCTCGCAACACTATATAATATAGATAACAGGAGTTCCAACTAATGCCATTCTGGTCAACAAATTTCGGTCAAGATACCGCCCTTCAAGATCCTAAAAGAAAATTTAGATTCACCGTGGAGTTCCAAGGAATTCAGGCACAGCAGGGGGGAGCAGCTCTCTGGTATGCAAAAACGGTTAGTAAGCCTTCTTTTACGGTAAATGCCGCAGAGCACAAATATCTCAACCACACTTTCTTCTATCCAGGCGCCGTCACATGGCAGGATGTTAGTTTGACACTGGTCGACCCAGTTGAGCCCGATATGGCAGCAACACTCTCAGACATTATTGTGCAATCAGGCTATAGTCCTCCGACTGACGCTAACGATCTGGGCACGATGTCTAAGGCAAAAGCTGCCGGCGCATTGGGACAGGTTATTATTACACAGATTGACTCCGAAGGACGCCCGCTCGAAACATGGACACTGTGGAACTCGTTCGTAACTGAGCTTAAGTACGGCGATCTTGCATATGGCGATGATGAGCTTACTGAGATGTCGGTTACTCTGAAGTATGACTGGGCACGAGTCGAGACTGCTGGAGAATCAGCCGCAGTTGCTGGTAATGGCGAAAGCGAATTCTTCAAAGTTTAATAAAGATAAATAAAATAGAGGTGTATATTGTCTAGAAATAGAGGTCGCACGGGAGGAAGCACCCCCCAAGATACAGCGACACCCGCCCCAGTACTTCAAGGTGCTGGGATCGAAGGATTCTCCTTCGTGGTACCCACAGAGTTCGTAGAACTCCCATCAAAAGGACTTCTGTATCCAGAGGGGCATCCCCTCCATGATCAGGAAACCATTGAAATCAAGCAGTTGACAGCAAAAGAAGAAGATATGCTGACATCACGCACACTGCTTAAGAAAGGCGTGGCAATCGAGCGAGTTCTCGAAAGCCTCATTACCGATAAAAGCATTCACCCCGACCACCTGTTGGTAGGCGATAGAAATGCGATAATTATTGCAACCCGAGTTTCGGGCTATGGCAATGAATATACAACAGGGGTTACTTGCCCATCCTGCGAGACAAAGCAAGAATATACCTTTGATCTTAACGAAGCAGAAATATATGACGGCAGCGACGTCGATACTCTCGATACTCGTTACAACGAGGACGGGACATTCACAGTGACTCTCCCACGCCTCCAAATGGACGTTGTATTTAGGCTCCTGACCGGAGCAGATGAAAGAGAGATGACGGCGAAGCTCCAAAAGAAGGATAAGAGAAACTCTCATGAGAAGCTGGTAACACAGCAGTTGAGAAATCTCATCGTTTCCGTAAAGGGCGAAACTTCTCAGGAAATCATTGATTATGTCATCGAAAACATGCCTTCCACAGATTCTCAGCATTTGAGAATGGCATATAAACTAGCAGCCCCCAACATTGATCTTACGCAGCATTTCGAATGTAATGAATGCGATTTTGAGCAAGATATGGAGGTGCCGCTCACTGCGGACTTTTTTTGGCCTAACCGATGAGTACATGGAAGACGTCTATGAACAGTTCTTCTTCCTAAAATACTCCGGAGGCTGGTCGTTCGCTGAAGCCTATAACTTGCCGCTAGGATTGCGCAAGTGGTTCGTTCAGCGCCTCATTCGACAATTGGAGGCAGAGCAACAAGCAATGGAAGAAGCTCAGAGCGGAGGTTCGTCTAAATCACAAACTCTAAATGCCCATAACCAGCCACCAGCACCCAAGCATATCGGCAAATCCTAATAAAGATATAAGTGTCTTTTCATAAACGCCCGCTTTTTCCTCATATAACTAATTATTGCAGGTATATAATGCGCGGAGGGTTTAGGCATGCCGATGACTGAAGGCGAAAAAGCGATAATCAAACTTCTTGAGAAGTTAGCTGGTGAAAAGAGCGGGTCCTCAAGCACAGCGACTGTGGGTGAAAACGAAGGTCTCGATCAAGCCCAGACCCGCTGGGCAGCCGAACTAGAAGAAATCGAAGCCGTTCGTCTAAAACAGAAAGAGTTCGACATTGCAAAGGAGACAATTCGCCTTGGAATCTCCCAAGGACCAGAAGACATTAAAAGACTTGAGAATGCTAAAAAAGAGCTTAAGAAAGCCGAAGAAAAGCTAA